ATCAGAAGGTCAACTGTTCAGAAGATTTGTAAATACTACATTCGAGCGCAAACACCGTGTAAATGGAGGAGAATCAATGGCTAGAGTGACAAGACCGTCGAAGGAAAATGCACCAAAAAGTGCAGGAAGACCGACGAAATACAACGCAAAGATTGCCGATGAGATTTGCGAAAGACTCGCACTTGGGCAGTCTTTAAGGGAGATTTGCAGAGACCCAAAGATGGTTGGAATGGCGACTGTGATTAGATGGATAAGAGAAGATCGTGAAGGTTTTGACCTCAAGTACACGCAGGCGAGGGCATTGCAAGCGCATACTTGGGTGGATCAAATGAAGGATTTAGCGACGAGTTTGCCTGAAAAAAATCCGTTGACAGGATCGTACGATTCGGCAAGCGTGAACCACATTCGCAATCAAGTAATGACCTTGCAATGGTTGGCGATGAAATTAAATTCCAAGCGATACGGTGACCAAGCGAGGCTCTCACACGATGTCGCAGGTGGTTTGAATCTGCGCGTAATCACAGGCGTTCCTGATGCAAGCGACGAAACAAACTGACATTGAAATAAAGTATTCGCCTCGACCTTGGCAGAAGAAATGCCACAAGAAGTTGAAGCGATTCACGGTGTTGGCACTACATCGCCGTGCAGGAAAAACAGAACTTGCGTTGATGCAATTGATCAACTCCGCATTGAAATTCGACAAGGATCAAGGCTTCTTTTGCTATGTCGCACCGTTCTTGTCGCAGTCAAAATCGATTGCGTGGGCGAGGCTGAAATTAAAACTTGAACCGCTTCGATTGCTCGATGCGATCATCATCAACGAATCCGAATTGTCGATCAAATTCAAGCACAATTTGAGCATGATTCGACTGTTCGGCGCAGACAATCCCAACGCAATGCGAGGCTTGCGGATTGACGGCGTTGTCATCGATGAGGTGGCACAATGCAAGCCTGAAATTTGGAGCGATGTCCTGCAACCTGCGACATCGGATCGACACGGCTGGGCAGTATTCATTGGAACACCCAATGGCGTAAATCTATTCAGCGAACTATTCCAAAAGTCTCTCACACTTGAAGATTGGTACGGCGCAAAATATACAGTTTATGACACGAATTCACTCGACTCCAAGGAAGTGGATCGATTGAAAAGGGATATGTCCGAGGTCGCATTTGCAAGAGAATATCTGTGCGACTTCGATGCATCCGCTGAAGATCAATTGATCTCTCTCTCCGATGCGATCACGGCATCACGGCGTGAATATGTTGACAAGGATATTGAATCTGCGCCTCGAATACTTGGCGTTGATCCTGCACGATTCGGCGATGACAGGTCAGTCATCTGCAAGCGTCAAGGCTTGGTGTGCTTCGAGCCGTTGATCTACAGGGGCATCGACAATATGGACTTGGCGGGTCGAGTCGCAAGCGTCATCGAGGCTTGGCAACCCGATGCTGTGTTCGTGGACGCAGGTGCAGGAAGCGGAGTGATCGACCGACTGCGCCAACTCGACTATGACCCCATCGAAGTCCCATTTGGCGGGAAGGCGGTGATGGACAAACAATTTGCGAATCGGCGGATGGAAATGTGGTGGCTCATGCGTGAGTGGATCGAAGGGGGGGGTGCCATCCCCGATTGCGCGAACTTGAAGCAGGAACTCGCCACACCTATTTTTTGGTATGACGCGAGTGGGAGAAAAGTTTTGGAATCAAAGGATGACATTAAGAAGCGTTTGCAAGGCGGTGGAAGCCCTGACATCGCAGATGCTTTGTGCCTGACCTTTGCGTACCCAGTTTCGAAGCGTGTGCCATATGACATTGCGACTCGTTTGAGGAAGAGGACTCATCACGAGTACGACCCATACGCTCCTGAGTTTCAGAAATGATTGTGAAGAGGTACCCGTAAGTCTTGTGTTGGCAATAATTTTTCAGTATTGAAAACGAGTATGACTGAAATTAAGCGCATCTCATTTGCAGAACTATCGACTCGTCCAGAGTTTGATTTTTTAGTTTCTGAGTATGCGGACGAGTGCCAAATTTCTGGTCTTCCGCGCTGTGTTTACGACAGTTCTACTTATTATTCGCTTGAAAATCTAAATATGATTCACTTTACAGCAGCGTTTGTAAATGATTCTCTTGTTGGATTTTCATCATTGATTGTGACAAAGATGCCGCATTACAGTCAGATTTTGGCGGTAACTGAAAGCATATTTGTTTCAAAGGAGCATCGTGGTAGTGGTGCTGGCATGATGTTGATTCGAGAGATGGAATTTATTGCTAGGGACATGGGTGCAATTGGGATTCTTGTCAGCGCACCGATGGGTGGTCGCTTAAATGAGTTGATGCCGAACATTGGATATTCGCATACAAACGAAGTGTTTTTTAAGGCAATTCAATGACATCGCTTGCAACAAACAGTTCAAGAATTGCGGTGATGAGTGAGGCTGCAATTGAGAAGGTTCGAGTTGTGCAAAATGAAATGTTGAAGATGCCGCAGGTTGATTTGCCTGTGCATCACACTTTGCATGGCGGTATGTATTCGAGATCTCTTGTCATTCCTGCGGGAGTGGCTATTGCTGGTGCGTTTATTTTGGTTCCAACAATGCTTATTGTGAGTGGGAATGTCACCGTGTACGCCAACGATCAGGAGTATGAGATTGATGGGTATCAGGTTTTAGTTGCGAGTGCTGGTCGCAAGCAGTTGTTTGTGGCTCATAGCGACACGAACATGACGATGTTGTTTGCGACAACTGCAACGAATGTTGAGGATGCAGAAGATGAATTTACATCGGAGTCTCATTTACTTGCGTCAAGGCGTTACGAAGATTTAAACACAACGATTATTACAGGAGAATGACATGACTGGAGCAATTGCAGCAGCAGGAGTAGTAGGTGCGGCTTTGGGGGCAACAGGAGCAGGAGCGGCAGCCGTTGGCGCTTTGGCAATTGGCTCAGCAGCCGTTGGTGCGGCAGGTCTCGGCTACACAATTGCTGCTGGCGAAGATGCCAAGCGTAAGCAAGCGGATGCATTGAGAAAACAAGAATCAGCGCAAAAGCAAGCAGTGAATGCGGCTCAGAGTCAGCGCAAGCAAAGCGAAATGGTTGTGAATCAAGCGAACAGGCAGCAACCAAACATTGCAGGAATTATGCAAGCCGCTTCGGCTGCATCAAGTGGTGGTGCAAATGGAACTATGTTGACTGGTCCGACTGGTGTTGACCCGAATTCTCTTGCACTTGGCAAGTCATCTCTTCTTGGAAGTTAATGCAGTATTCACCCGACAATCAGTCTTACAAGGGCGCACCAAAGCGGGAGCAATTGCTTACCCGTCTTGGTCATTTGAAGTCTGAACGGGCGAGTTGGATTGCACATTGGCAGGAAATTACTTCTTACATTTTGCCTCGCAACGGTCGATATTTTCAGCAGGACAGGAACCGTGGGTATCGCCGTCACAACAACATTTACGACAATACTGGTACTCGCGCCTTGCGAACTCTTGGCGCTGGCATGATGGCTGGTGCGACTTCTCCTGCCCGTCAGTGGTTTCGTCTAGGGACTGGGGATCCTGATTTGAATGCATATTCTCCAGTCAAGTTGTGGCTGGACACGGTGACGAAGAGGATGCAGTCTGTTTTTCAGCAGTCGAACACATATAGGTCTCTGCATCAGATGTATGAGGAACTGGGAGCGTTTGGAACGGCTGTCAGTATTGTGTTGCCAGACTTTAAGAATGTGATTCATCATTACCCTGTGACTGTCGGCGAGTACTGCATTGCGTCTGACTATCAGGGAATGGTTTGCACTTTGTACCGAGAGTTTGACAAGACGGTTGCCGAACTCGTCAAGGAGTTTGGTTACAAGAATTGTTCTCATTCTGTCAGGAATCTGTATGACCGAGGCAGTTTGGATCAGTGGATACCGATTATTCATGCAATTGAGCCTCGTGAGGACAGGGATTCGTCGAAGAAGGATGCGAAGAACATGCCATTTCGCAGTTGTTACTTTGAGGTTGGTGGAGATGACGGGAAATTTTTGCGAGAGGGTGGATACAAGCACTTCCCAGTGATGTGTCCGCGCTGGAGCGTTGTCGGCGGCGACATCTACGGCAATTCCCCTGGTATGGAGGCTCTTGGCGACATCAAGCAGTTGCAGCATGAGCAGTTGCGTAAGGCTCAGGTCATTGACTATCAGACAAAGCCACCTCTTCAGGTGCCGAACTCGATGAAGAACCGAGATGTTGAGAGTTTGCCTGGCGGTATTACATTTGTTGACGGTGGCAGCCAGGGTATTAAGACGGCGTTCGAGGTGAATTTGAATCTACAGCACCTTCTTGGCGACATTCAGGATGTCCGTGAGCGTGTTCGTGGGTCTTTTTACGCTGACTTGTTTATGATGTTGGCAAATGCGACTGATACGCGTATGACTGCGACAGAGGTTGCTGAACGGCACGAAGAGAAGTTGTTGATGCTTGGTCCTGTGATCGAGCGCCTCCACAACGAGTTACTTGACCCACTTATCGACATTACTTTTCAGCACATGATTCAGGCTGGGATTGTTCCGCCAGCGCCACCAGAGTTGCAGGGCATGGAGTTGGAAGTTGAGTTTGTTTCGATGTTGGCACAGGCTCAACGGGCGATTGGAACGAATAGCGTTGATCGATTTGTTGGCAACCTTGGCGCAATTGCCCAGATGAAGCCTGATGTGCTGGACAAGTTTGATTCTGACAAGTGGGCAGACTCATATTCCGACATGCTTGGCGTTGATCCGAATTTGATTGTGGCTGGCAAGCAGGTTGCAATGATTCGAGACGCTCGAAACAAGGCAATGGCTGCGAAGGAGCAGTCTGCGATGATGGAACAACAGTCGGCAACTGCAAAGAATTTGGCACAGTCGCCAACAGGAAGCGGTCAACAGAACGCTTTGATGGATGTCATGAACCAATTTAGTGGATATGGATCACCTTCACCAAGTCAAGTTTAAGGAGTAAACAATGGCAATCCCAGCATCATTATCAATTGCATCTTCGCCGAACAGTTTTGAATATGCAGCCGCAATCGTTGTGGCGACTCCGTTTCCAGTTTGCCGCGCAATCTATGTCGGAACTGGCGGGACAAGCATGACAGTCACTATGGCAAATGGAGACTCTGTCGTCTTTTCAAATCCTGTCAGCGGATCAACTATTTTTCTTCGCGCTACAAATGTAAGCGCTGCTACTGTTGTCGCAAATCTTGTCGCTCTCTATTAAAAATAAAGGAACAATTCAATGGGACTCAAACAAAAAAATAACACTCCATTTCTTTATGACGAAAACAACAACCTTGTTGGCGTAAAAAATGAAAATGGTACAGATCAACGATTATTTTCAAAGATTTACAATTCTGGAACTGCTGTGAGTGCTGTTTCTGGTGCCGCTACATTTGTAACGCTTACGGCTGCCGCTGGCGCAAGTTCCACGCTTACCCGTATTAGTAGCGCTGGAATTCATAGTCTTACATCAGCATCAGATGGTCTTGGTGTTTATGTGTCTTGGGATGGAACTGGAAGCGGAGTGAATGGCATCTACGCAATGACATATGTAAGCACAACTGCAATCGACATTGCATCTAAGTTCCTTGCAAATGTTGTCACGATTGGTATTCAATCTCCTGGTGTGTTTACATGTGCAAGTCACGGTTTTTCATTGAATGATGGAATTCGTTTGACGACGACTGGAACTCTTCCTACTGGTCTTTCTCTTGCAACGACCTATTATGTAAACAATGTGTTGAATACAAGCACATTTACGGTTTCTGCAACTGTTGGTGGAGCAGGAGTCAATGTCACGGCAGCAGGATCTGGTACTCACACAGCGACAAGTTATTACGGCGTTCCAACCGTGGGACTTATTACAACAAATATTCCCGTTGCGTCTTTTACAGTTGGAGCAGGAGAAATCACAAGGACTGGTTACATGAACCTTTCTATGATTTTTACTCTTGTGTCAAATGCAAACAACAAGGCAATTACTGTGCAGTATGGTGGTGTTGACTGGGTCAATACAGGAACACTTACAGCATCAATGTTGTCTGCATATATCAGCAAAATTGCATATGCGCGTACACCGACAACGCTTGTTGGTCCACCAGTTACATCTCTTGGTCACGGCGTATTGAATGCGGCAAATGTTGTTATTACAAAGGATTATTCGGCTGCACAGACGCTCATCATTTATGTCAAGTCTGGAACAGTCAATGAAGCAATTACCCTTGAAGGGTATGTGCTTGAGGTCAAATAAGCGGTACCCGTGCTTTACAGACAATGATTAGATTTTAAAAGTGAGTAACTACGATCCGCTAGACATTCGAGGTCAAGAGCAAACGAAGGAAAATAAAGACCTTCGAGAAAAACTAAATAGGCAGAATGAAGAATCAGATCTGAAATGGCTGATGAGTAACAAGAAAGGTCGAAGGATCGTATGGAGGATGTTGGATCAGGCAGGAGTTTTTAGGCTTAGTTTCAGTCAGAATTCAATGCAAATGGCATTTAACGAAGGAAACAGAAACAGCGGACTAAGAACGATTTCGATGATTCATCAGACTTGCTCAGACTTGTATCAGGTAATGCTAAAGGAACAAAATGACACAAACAGAATCATTGATGACAACACCAGCACCAACCAATAACGCTGCTGTTGCATCGACTGAATCTCCTACAGGAGATGTATCAAATGCGGTTGTGACTCAAGACCAGCCAGTTGCAGATGCAACTGAGACTGGCAATACAGAGGGCGACAGTAAGGATGCTCCAAAGACCGAAGCGGTTGGCGCACCAGAAAAGTATGAATTCAAAGCCCCAGAAGGCAAGAATTTTGACAACGAAGTCATTACGACATATTCGCAAGTCGCCCGTGAATTGAACTTGAGTCAGGCTTCCGCGCAAAAGATGTTAGACACACTTGGTCCAAAACTCGCTGAAAGGCAGATGGCTCAGATTGATTCCATTCGACAAGGATGGGTTGATTCGTCACGAATTGATAAAGAATTCGGCGGAGAGTCACTCGACAAGAACATGTCGGTTGCTAAGAAGGCGTTGGACACATTTGGGACACCTGAACTGCGAACGGTATTAAATCAATCTGGTCTAGGGAATCATCCTGAAGTCATCAGGTTTTTCTTTCGAGCAGGAAAATCAATTAGTGAAGATGGTTATGTCGGTCCGTCAAGTGGCTCAGGTTCAAAGGGACAACCACGAGACTTTGCATCACAAGCGTCAATGCTTTATTCAAATCAAAAATCTTAATTTTAAGGAACTTTTTTTATGGCAACACTTTCAACAACAAATTTAACTCTCGCTGACTGGGCGAAACGAACTGATCCAAACGGATCTGTTCCAGTCGTGGCTGAACTCCTCTCGCAAACAAATGAAATTCTTCAGGACGCAGTTTTTAAGGAAGGCAATTTGCCGACTGGCGAACGCGTTGTAATCCGAACAGGATTGCCAACCGTGTACTGGAGAGCATTGAATCAAGGTATTCCAAGTAGCAAGTCAACGACTGCACAAGTTGACGAAGCATGTGGAATGCTTGAAGCCCGTTCAGAAGTGGACAAGGATCTTGCAATGCTCAATGGCAACACGGCTCAGTTCCGTTTGTCCGAAGACACTGCATTCTTGGAAGCAATGAACCAAACACAGGCAACGACAATGTTCTATGGCAACCCAGCCACAGAACCAAAGTCCTTCCTTGGATTGGCTGGTCGATACTCAAGTCTGTCGGGCGGAAACGCAACAAATGTTATTACTGCTGGCGGTAGTGGCTCTGACAACACTTCGGTGTTCTTGGTTTGCTGGGGCGACAATACCGTGTATTGCCCATTCCCGAAGGGTTCAAAGGCTGGTTTGATCCATGAGGATCTTGGCGAACAAACCGTGTTTAACAGTGACAGTCGCATGCAAGCGTATGCAACTCGTTACCAATGGAAGAACGGTCTCGTTGTCAAGGACTGGCGCTATGTTGTTCGTATTCCAAACATTGATGTCAGTGATTTGATTGGTCAAACTGGTACTCAGGCTTCAACGGCTGCTACAAACATTATTAAGTTGATGGCAAGAGCAATCTACCGCATCCCAAACATGTCAATGGGTCGATGTACATTCTACATGAACCGCACCGTTCACAGTGGCATGGCTTTGGCAGCGTTGGACAAGAGTAGTGCTGTGTTGAAAATCAACGAAGGTCTCACTCAGTTTGGTCAACCACATAGTTGGTTGACATTCCTTGGCGTTCCACTTCGCAAGGTTGATTCTTTGCTCAACACAGAAGCCGTTGTCTCATAATTCAAATTTTACAAAAGGAAAAAACATAAAATGATTACTGATAATTATCTACGACTCTCTGGTTCACTTACGGCTGGTTCTGCAACTGGTCAAGCCGTCACTGTTACAGCAAATTCAACCAATGTTGTCGATCTTTCGCTTGCGCGAGATATTGGCGAAGGCATGGATTTGTATGTGCAATTTACCGTTGGAACTGCATTTACCGCAGCAGGTTCGGCTACTTTGACTCCAACAGTTGTTGTTGCTTCGGCTGATACTCTTTTAACACCAACCACAATTGGTACTGCTGGAACTATTGCGGTTGCAACTCTTGTTGCTGGTTACACATTTGCAGTTCGTTTGAATCCACAAATTGCTTCGCTTGGCTTGCGTTACTTGGGAGCAATTTATACTGTTGCCACTGGACCAATGACTGCTGGAACAATGACAGCAGACATTGTTACTGACATTCAAGACGGCAAGAAGTTTTACGCGTCTGGTTTCACTGTTCTTTAATTTAAGGAGATTTTATGGCAAAAGTAAAAGCAAAAGTCACATGTTTCATTGACAACTCCCTCCGCAATGAGGGAGATGAATTTGAATACAACGGTCCAAAAAACACGAATGTCGAAATTCTCGACGGGACTGAATTTGAAAAGACCGAGGTCAAAGTAGAGGACACTCAAGTTGCAAAACAAAAGTGGACTCCAAAAAACAAGACTGTTGCTTCTCAGGCTGACTAATCTCGTTTGTAAAGATTCATACGAGCGAGGGGAGTCGATGAGAAATCACGGCTCCTCTCGTTTTCATAAGGAGGTTCGATGGCTAGTGTTGTAGATATTTGTAACCTTGCGTTGGCTCATATTGGTGACGATGCAACGGTTTCGAGCATTGATCCTCCTGAAGGTTCTGCACAAGCCGAACACTGCAAGCGTTTCTATGCAATTGCAAGAGACACAATGCTCCAAATGCATAATTGGGGCTTTGCTTCAAAGCGCATTTTGTTGGCTCAAGTTACAAACCCAATAACCGAATGGCTGTATGCATACGCTGCTCCTTCGGATATGTCTGTTGCAGTTTCAATTCTTGCTTCAGATGCTGGTGATGATTACTCTGCTCGTTTCGTTCCCACCGACACACCATTTTTCCCGCCAGTTGTTGCGGCTGGACAGTACACACCTCAGCCATATTCAATTGAAGTTGACACTATTGGCAACAAAGTCATTTACACGAATCAAGAAAGTGCTGTGCTTCGGTATCAGGCTTTAATTACAGATCCAACAAAGTTTGATGCGTTGTTTGTTCTGTCGTTGAGTTGGCATCTTGCAAGCATGCTTGCAGGTCCAATCATGAAGGGAGATGCAGGATCGGCTGAAGCAAAGCGTTGCATTCAGATGATGGCTGGATACTTGCAAGCGGCAAAGCAATCCGATTCAAATCAAAGGAACATCAGGGTTGAGCATGTTGTTTCGTGGACAAGCGGACGCTAATGCCAACGACCAGAACATTCAATCGGTCATTTGCTGGCGGCGAATTGTCGCCAGAAATGTTTGGTCGTATTGATGATCAGAAGTTTCAGACTGGCGCTGCAAAGATGCGGAACTTTATTGCGTTGCCACAAGGTCCTGCCGTAAACCGACCAGGGACAAAGTTTGTACGCGCAGTCAAAGACAGCACAAAGAAGACTCGACTTATTCCATTTACATACAGCACCACGCAAACAATGATTCTTGAGTTTGGTGAAGGCTACATTCGATTCCACACGCAGGGCGAAACACTGCTTGCAGGAACTGGAGCCGCATACAACGGGGCAACTCCGTATGTGGTTGGCGACATGGTCAGTTACGGCGGTTCAAACTATTACTGCATCCTTGCATCCACAGGCAACTTGCCGACCAATGTCACATATTGGTTCTTGATTTCAAGTCCTGCCTACGAAATTCCAAGTCCATACTTGGAAGCGGACTTGTTTAACATTCATCATGTCCAATCCGCAGATGTGTTGACATTGGTTCATCCAAATTATGCGCCACGAGAACTGCGAAGACTTGGATCAACCAAATGGACGCTTGTCAAGATTCCGTTTGTTCCATCTGTGACAAGTCCAAGCGGTGTTGCAGTTACAGCGTCTCGCGGCGAGGCGTTCAATATCAATGCGATCACGCAAGCAAATCCAGGATCTATCACACTTGCTTCAGCGCATCAATTTGTTGTTGGAGATTCCGTGTACATCAGTGGCGTTGGTGGAATGACTCAACTTGCTGACAGTTTTTATGTTGTTAATTCATCTGCAACCCCAGCACTTACCGTCAAGAACTACACGACTGGCGTTCCTATAAATACGACCGCATTCACCGCATATACAAGCGGCGGCACAGTTGAATATGGAACAAAGATATTTGACATAGTAAACTCATATGTTGTCACTGCTATTGGAGCAAATGGAGTTGACGAGAGTTTGGCATCCACAAGCGCAAGCGTAACAAACAACTTGTATGTAAACGGTGCGTTTAACACGATTACTTGGTCGTCCGTGTCTGGCGCTCTTCGATACAACATCTACAAGATCCAGTCTGGTTTGTATGGATACATTGGTCAGACCGCTGCCTTGTCATTCACTGACAATAACATTGCGCCTGACATGGGAATTACAACTCCCATCTACGACACAACATTCTATGAGAACGGAATTGTCAGCGTCCCAGTGACCAACGGAGGAACAGGATACGGAACAACAATTACTGGTGGGTCATTTTCAGCCGTAACTGTTGTCAGTGGCGGAACTGGATATTCGGGAACTCCAACACTAACGGTGGCAGACCCAACTGGAACAGGCGCTGTATTTACAGTCACTTTAAGTTTCGGAGTTATTACCACAATTGGAATTACAAATGCAGGTAGCGGTTACACGGCACCAATATTTGTGCTTGCAGACGGAGGCGCTGGTCCTGTCACAAAGGCTGTTCTCGCTCCTGTTTTATCGCCAGTCGTGCGCGGCGCTGTTGTTTTGGCTGTTACAGACGCAACTGGTACTGGTGCCGCTGTCAGCGCAGAAGTTATTAGCGGCGTGATCACAAAGGTAAATGTCACAAGCCCAGGATTAAATTACACCGCTCCAGTTGTGACGGTAACGAGCGCCGCTGGTGGATCATCCGCAGCGTTTGGTACGCCTGTTTTAAGCGGATTGAATTACCCTGGCGCTGTCTCGTACTTTGAGCAGCGCAGAGTATTTGCAGGAACAACAAACTCTCCACAGCAATTGTGGATGACACGGTCAGGCACCGAGAGTGACATGTCGTATCGATTGCCTGTGAATGACGATGACCGCATCTCATTTAAGGTTGCGGCGCGTGAAGCCAATACCATTCGACACATTATTCCGTTGCAACAGTTGATGTTACTGACCAGCGCAGCCGAGTGGCGTGTGTCTCCAGTCAACAGCGATGCAATTACGCCAACCACAATTTCGGTTCGACCACAGTCTTACATTGGCGCAAACAATGTGCAACCGTCGATTGTCAACAACAGCATGGTTTACTGTGCTGCGCGTGGCGGTCACATCCGTGAACTTGGATATTCATGGCAGTCCAATGGATACATTACGGGTGATTTGTCGCTTCGAGCAGCGCATTTGTTTGACAACAATGAAATTGTCGATATGTGCTACAGCAAGTCGCCGCATCCGCTCATTTGGTTCATCTCATCAACTGGTCTGTTGTTGGGATTGACTTATGTTCCTGAGCAACAAATTGGTGCTTGGCATCAGCATGACACGGACGGGGTTTTTGAAAGTTGCACAAGTGTTGCTGAAGGAGCAGAAGACCATGTGTATGTTGTTGTGAAGCGAACAGTCAATGGCAACTCAGTTCGCTATGTTGAGCGAATGTCATCAAATGCATTTGATTCTCTCGATGATTGTTTCTTCGTGGATTCTGGGTTGACATATGACGGGAACAACACGACTGCAACAACTGTGACCGTGTCAGGTGGAACTCTTTGGGGACCAACCGAATTACTGACAATAACAGCATCAACTCCGATCTTTGCGTATCCAGCGCTGACAGATATTGGGGATGCGTTTGTATTTACGGCAACTGACGGAACACAATACAGACTGACAATTGAAGGATGCTCATCAACGACCGTGGTTCAGGCTCGATCTGACAAGGTTCTAGCGGTGGCGTTCCGCAATGTGCCTATCTCAAATGGCGCATTTGCAAGAAATTCTGTTGTAGGTCTTTCACATTTGGAAGGCAAGACCGTTTCTATATTGGCTGACGGAGCCGTCATGCCAAGCAAAGTTGTCGTTGGCGGATCAGTTTCAATTGATCGAGCGGCAGTCAAAATACATGTTGGCTTGCAATACTTCAGCGACTTGCAGACCCTGCCGCTGGCAATAAACATTGAAGCATTTGGTCAGGGTCGAGTTAAGAACATTAATCAGGCTTGGGTTCGAGTGTTTCAATCAAGCGGTCTGTTTGTTGGACCTACCGCTGACAAGTTGACCGAAGCCAAGATGAGAACAAACGAACCATATGGATCACCACCATCGTTGCGTTCGGACGAGATCAATGTCAACATCACACCGACATGGGCGCAAGGCGGTCAAATCTACATTCGTCAGGCTGATCCACTTCCATTGACAATTGTCGGAGTAACCATTGAAGCGGTGGTAGGAGCATAAACATGTACACAGATCCTTACGCCACATCTACAAGTTGGAATCCCAATTACCAAGGTCCACCAAGCGGATTAGTGCAGTTCGACCAAAGTGGCGCACAAATGGGTGGCGGTGGTATGGATGCCGCTGGAGCGTTTCAAATGGCTGGCGGAATCATGGCGATCTTTGGCGCGGCAAACAGCGCCATCGGGACTTTCTACCAAGCCCAAAGCGCACAGAATCAACTGAAGGTTCAGGCTCAGAACGAACGGTTCCAATCGCAGATGTCTGACATCAACGCCAAGAGCGCCGAGTTTAGCGCCCAGCAGAGCCTCTTGGCTGGCGAGAAGCAGATTGGGCAGTACACAATGAGGGCTGGTCAACAGAAGTCGTCAGCGGTCGCCTCAATGGCTGCAAGAGGTATTCAAGGTGGAGTTGGATCTGCCAAGGAAGTCATTGGCAGTATGGACATAGTCAAGGAAATCGACAGGCTGACAATGTCTGCAAGCAATGTTCGTCAGGCTGAGGCACTTAGAAACCAAGCCATGAACTATCGCAACCAGTCCATTATGTCTGGGCTGTCAGCCGACAACCTCAACACCAGCGCGGGGACAATTTACCCAGGGCTTGGCATGGCGACCAGCCTGATTGGAAGCGCAGCAAACATTGGTGGAAACTGGGCAAGAGACAACAGGCTTGAACAGTTACTTCTCGCACAGTCAACCAAGAGATTCTAAATGCCAACAGTACCAACATCATTCGTCCCCCAAGTTTCTCCACAAGGTGATGGAGGAATGGTTCCGCTTCAGGCTCCTCCAGTTGAGGGTGTACGCAACGCATTGCCAGAGCAACAGATTCGATTTGGCGAGGCAATGAGAAGCGCTGGAAATGTTTCCTTTCGGATTGGTCAGCAGTTGCAGGATTCGATTGACGAGGCGGCTGCAAAGGCTGCCGATGTGGAACTATCGCAGTTCTCAAATAACATTCTTCGTGGCAAGGATGGATATCTCGGTCTTCAGGGTAAAGACGCGGACACAAGATACGAAGAAACAAACAGCGCAATCCTTTCTGCCGCAAATGGCATTCAGTCAAGACTAAAAAACAAGACTCAGGTTGAACTGTTTAATCAATCTGCATCTCGAAACATTGTTCAGTTTCAGGGTCAGATGGGCGCACATTGGAACAATGAAGTTCCTAAATATTTGGCGATGGAATCGAATGCCCGTGCAATTCAATCGAGCCAAGACGCAATAAATTCGTATTCATTTTCACCAAAAGCATATGTGGAAAATACTGCAAAGGCTGAAGCGGAAACTGCAAAGGGATTGTCTCATCTTGGAATCTATAAGGGATCTGCTCAATATGATCAATCAATGAAAAAGGTGCGTTCTGGAATTACGGCTGGAGTTGTCAGCAGGTTAATGGATGAAAATTCTTATCAGGCTGGTTTGTATTATTTAGAAGAGCAAAACAAGTCAAAGTTAATTGACGAGCCGACATATCAATCGTTGCGTTCTGGATTGATTGCAAACAGAGATCGGCAGATGGTTACCGAATTGACTTACAACATTAGAGAAACTGGGCAATTAATAACAAATGCTGGAACTGGAAATTATCTTGCCCCAGTACTTGGCGGAGAAGTTGTTCGATTTGGTGATAAAGAAACAGAAGATTTCAAATCAGGATTGACATTAAAAGTTAGTTCTGGGACTCAAATTAGATCTCCTGGAAGATCCACAGTAGAAGATTACACCGAGGGAAGTAACAAAGTAATCCTTAAAAATGAAGATGGAAGCCAATTTAATTTTGAAGGCATTGTTCCATTAAATATAAAACAAGGTGATCAGATTTCTCGTGGTCAAATTATTGGTACGGCAATGGACGACAAGAAAGAAGTTGGAAAGGCAACTCTTACATATTCGTTTGTAAAAGATGGCGTTGCTAAAAATCCGTCAAGTACAAATTTTCTTGGACCTGAAAATGTGAAAGCAAGGGAAACAAATACTATTCAAGATCAACTTGCTATTGCAGATCAAATTCCAGATTCAGAGATGAGGGGTCGGGTTCGTTCGTTATTAAAACAGGAGTACGCACAGGACGCTGCCGTATTTGCAGACGCGTACAACAATCTTAAATTTCAAATTTACAATATGAATGCCGCTAGGGTTGACATTCCTCTAGCAATGTTTGCCGCCCTTAGTCCATCAGATCAAAAGGAATTTAACGACGAGGCTTTTAAAATTAGAAAGAAAAACGAAGAGTGGGATTCTTTAGATGCACAACTTGAAATTGCTGAGGCTGGAGGTCCAACAATAGAATTAATGAACAAATATGCAGGAAGAATGACAAGAGAAGATCGGTTGACTTATATCAAGCAGATGGAAACTGCAAAGTCATCAACAGCGTCTTTTGATCAAGACACATTTGGCATGTTGCTTCGCCAAGAAAAATTGGAGAAATTAGATAACCCAAAAGAAGATGTAGACAAAGTCAAAGCATTGCAAATGCGCGACGAGGTCAAGGCTGCGATTGAAAAACAAAAAAAAGACACGGGAAAAGACCCTTCTGAACAAGAAAAAAGACAAATCATGATGCGTGTTATTGCGGATCGATCTTATATTTCACAATGGTTTACAGATCCACAAGTCCCAACTGCCTCACTAACAGCAAAAGAGAGGAAAGATGCATACAAAATTGTAAGCGGAACTGAAATTCCTATTGACAGTTACGACAAAATAATTTTTGAACTTACTAGTGCAGGAAATAAATCTATTACTGACGGAGACATTTTGTCTGAATTTAACAAGTTGAAGTCAAAGAAATAAAATGATTGAACAACCAGAAAATCAAAATAATGTCTTAACTTCTTCTGTATCTCAAAATCCAGTTGCAAGCGAACTTGATGGCGATTCAATTGATAGTGCCGTACAAAATGCATTGACAGAAAATGCGTTAAATCAAAACAAGAAGACACAGATTTTAACGCCAGTTCAACAGTTGACTCCAATTGAAAATGCTGTTAATGAAACAATTAAAAGAAACAATGAAAGCAACAAGACTGCGCTGAATCAATCCCTTGTTTCTGCTTCTTCCAAAGATCCAGATACGGTTGCAAAGTCTCAGGCTCTTGCTACAAGTTTAAATGTCTCTACTGGAGTTGTTGACTTTGACATTGAACTTGCAAAGAGACAAAAACTTTTAAGACAAGCGGAGGTAATGAAACTTGTTGAAAAATATCCGTCACTAGCAAGAAGGTTTTTGGATAAAGAATTTGCAGAAGTTGCACATGATGACATGGACAATCTTGCAAAGACTGCTGATTTGGCAAATGAATTGCGAGGCAATCTTCCAGTTGGAATGGGGGCTGGCGACAAGACTCTTTTTGGAGAAACTGCA